AGCAAAACTTGCTTTATACAATGAAACAATTATTCCTTTATTAGATAAAATACAAGGCGATCTCAATGAGTGGTTAATTCCACAATTTAATGATGAAGCATTAGAATTAAGATATGACATTGACTCAATACCAGCTATGGCTGAACAAAGAAGACGAGTCTTTGAATCAGTCACAACAGGTGTGAAAGATGGTATCTTAACTAGAAACGAAGCAAGAGAGCAGTTAGGTTATGAGCCAATAGATGGTGCTGATAGTTTATTAGTTCCAGCAAATTTAATGCCATTAAATGTAGCAACAGAAGAAACTCCACAAGAAGAAGATAGAAGCGAAGATATTCCTGAAGAAGAAATACCTGATGAACTTCAAGATAACGACATTGAAATCATAAACAATGAAGATGATATTGATGAATTAGTAAAAGCTGAGTCTGATATAAATACTACTCCAACAGATGGTATGGTTGAAGAAGCCAAAAAAGGAATAGAATGGAGAAAAGAATTTAACAGAGGTGGAACTAGAGTCGGTGCTGTAAGAGCAAGTCAAATTGTAAATAAACAAAAACTATCGCCAAGCACAGTTAGAAGAATGTTTAGTTTTTTTAGTCGTCACGAAGTAGATAAACAAGCAGAGGGTTTTAAACCTGGAGAAAAAGGATACCCATCTAATGGTAGAATAGCTTGGGCATTATGGGGTGGCGATGCAGGTTTTAGTTGGTCAACAAAAGTTAGAAATCAATTAGATAAAGAACGAGATAAATTTTATGAAGCAGTATCTGAATTAAAAGAAGATTTTATAGAAGATGAAAAACAACTTACTGCTGCTGTTAAAAAAGGATTACAAAATAAAGTTGATAAACACAACGAAAAATATGGAGATAAAAAAGGTAAGAAAGTTAATTTAAGAATGTTAGGTGCAGTATTTAGAAGAGGTATTGGTGCTTATAGAACTAACCCTCAAAGTGTTAGACCAAGTGTTAGATCAGAAGAACAATGGGCTTATGCTAGAGTTAATGCATTTTTATTTGCTGTAAGAACAGGAAGATTTAGAGGAGGGAAGTTTGATAGGGATTTATTACCATCAGGACACCCATTAAAAACATGAGCATAGAATCAAGATTATTTATAGAAAGAAATCCAAAAACTGAAGAGTATCAAGTTAAAATAGTTGTAGGATTATTTAATGATAAACAAGACGCATTAAATCATGCCTCTTATATCGCTATAACTAAAAGCATAGACTTCAGCATGGAACAACTAAACGATAGTTTTTTAGAGATTGAAGATTTAATTAGACCAATAAATACAACATTACATTAGGAGGATAAAAATGGTAGTAAAAATATTATCAGGACATTATACAGCAACAGTAGGAAGTAGTTCAGCAACAAGTGGTGCTATAACTTTACCAGAAAATAAAGTTATGATTACTTGTACAATAGCAACTTTTATAAGTATTAATTCAGCAAGTGGAACTGCAGCAACAACATCTGATGTTATACTAATGCCTAATACAAATTACTTTTTAACAGTACCAACAGGATATTACTTTTCTCATTTAAGAGTAGGTAGTTCTGATGGAAAAATATCTGTTGTACCAGTTCAATTAGGTGGAACAGTATAATAAATGTTTTTTAACTCTAAACAATTAAGAATATTTAAAGGTGTCAAAGAAAGAGTATGGCATCAGCAAAATAATTTAAGAAAGCCATTTGAAAAACAATGGAGAAACGCATTAAAAAATTTCTTTAATGGATTAGCTTCTGGAGTAAAAGAAGCATATAGAATGCGTAGTCAAATTATGCTTGACTTTGAAATGAGAAAACAAGCAGAAACATTGAAATTAATTTTTAGAGTACAATATACAATAATAGGAAACGCATTTAAAGATTATGCTTTAGGTAGATTATTTTTATCAAAAGCATTTGACGAAGATTTTGATAAAGCATTAGCAGAGTTCATAGATGAAAACACTGCTACTTGGGTCACTGAAATAGATGAAACCACAAGAAAAAGAATGGCTAAAGTTATTTCTAATTCTTATAATGATGGTTTATCTACTGAAGAAACAGGAACTGCTTTACGAAATATGATTTTAGGGATGGGTGCTTATAGGGCAAACTTAATTTCTAGAACTGAATCTCATAGGATTGCATCTTTTGCTAGTGAACAAGTTGCAGAGAATATGAATATATCAGGAACACAGAAAGAATGGGTAGCTATACAAGATGCTCGTACTAGACTAACACACTCAATAGCATCAGGTCAAACTGTGCCATTAGAGGAAAGATTTGTTGTTGGTGGGGACAGATTAAAATATCCTGGAGATCCGAGAGGTACTCCAGCAGAAACAATTAACTGCAGATGTGCTGTTATTTACAGAACACCTGACTTTCAATAAAGGAGAAATAAAATGGAATATATAATAGGAATTATAATTGGTATTGCGCTATGTAGATCAAATGATAAGTACAAATGGTTCACAAACTGTTGTAATAAAATTATGAAAATGAAAAAAGGGAAATAATGCCTTTAGTTAAACCAAAAGATAAAGAAAAGAGAGAGGATTTCATATCAAGATGCATGCGTGATGAAACAAGCACCAGCGAATATCCTAATCCAGATCAAAGACTTGCTGTATGTAGTTCTCTTTATAAAAAAAATAATAAGGAGGAATATTCAATGAGTGATATTGAGAAAATGGGGGAAGCAATAAAAAATTTGACTGATGTTATATCTTCAAAAGAAAAGATAGGAGATAGTTCAACTGCTAAACCAAAGAAACCAGAATCAGAAGCATTTATAGGAACGAGTGCTATGGACGAAGATGATATGGAAAAAGAAGCTAGATCAGAAGATATTTTTGATAATCAAGAAGATGCTAGTGAAAGAGCCAAAGTAATAGGATGTGTAGGAACACATACACACATGGCTGATGGTAAAAGAGTATTTATGCCTTGTGGTTCTCATAGTGCTTATGAAGAAACTATAAGCAAAGGTTATGGAAATGAAGATGATGACGATAAAGGTCATTATGATGATGAAGATAAATATGGTAAGAAACCAAAGAAAAGAAAGAAACCAATGAAAAGTGTTTGCGTATGTGATGATAATGGAAGTTGTCAATGTGATTCAGAAATTAAAAAATTAGTGTTTGAATCAGAAGTAAAAGCAGATGCTAAAGGAATATTTACTGGCTATGGTTCAATATTTGGTAATGAAGATCAAGGAAACGACATTGTTAAAAAAGGTGCGTTTGCTAAATCATTAACTCAAAGACCACCAAGCAAAGTAAAAATGTTATATCAACATAAAACTGATGAACCTATTGGTGTGTTCACAGATATTTATGAAGATAATAAAGGTTTATTTGTAAAAGGACAACTGGCTATGGGTACTCAAAAAGGTCGTGAAGCATACGAACTTTTAAAAATGGGTGCATTAGATGGTATGTCAATAGGATTTAAAGCTGACCCTGACAAACAAGCATACAACGAAAATAAGAGAGGAGTAAGAACTCTTAAAGAAGTTGATCTTATGGAAATATCATTAGTGACTTTCCCTATGAATGAAAGTGCATTAATAGAAACTGTCAAAGGTAATGCTAAAAATATTCGAGAGTGGGAAAAAATCTTGCGAGATGCAGGAGGACTTTCTCGGACAGAGGCTAAGATTGGTGCGAAAGCATTATCTGAATCTTTAAACCAGCGAGATGCTGAAGACAAACAATCGTTAGCAGATTTAATTCTCAAAGTTGCTAACAAACTTAAACAATAATAAGAGGAAACAATTATGGATAATAATGAAGTAAAATCTGCGATTGAAACTCTTGGTCAAACTTTTGAATCTTTCAAAAAAACAAATGATGAAAGATTGAAGCAAGTTGAAGCAAAAGGTACTGCTGACCCGATCACTGAAGAAAAGTTATCAAAAATCGAAGCCGATTTAGATAAGTTTGCTGATCTGGAAAAAGGTATCAAAGCTAATGCTGATGCTACAAAAGATAGCCAAGACACAATGGCTAGATTAGAAACTATTATATCAAGACCTGATTTTGGCAAGGGTTCCCCTGTGGAATCTAAAGCACAAAAGGTTTTTGATGCATGGTTAAGAAAAGGCAAAGATGCTATGAGCCCAGAAGAAGTTAAAGTTCTTACTGTGGCTAATGACAATACTGCTGGTTATCTTGCTCCACCTGAGTATGTGAGAGAAATAATCAAAGGGATTGTTGAAATCTCGCCTGTAAGATCACTCGCTAGAGTAAGATCAACAACAAACAGAAGCATTCAAGTTCCAAAAAGAACTGGCGAATTTGCAGCGCAATGGGTTGCAGAACAAGGTGCTAGAACAGAAACTACTGGATATTCAGTTGGCTTGGAAGAAATTCCAGCGCATGAGTATTACGCAATGGTAGATATTTCTGAACAGGA